TCACGCCCCGTACCAGCCGCTACCGCTTCTCCACTCCTCGCTGCTTGAATCCGCTATTAGATCGTGGATGCGAATGTTTATAAACCGATTGACACAGGCCACGGTGCCGGTGCGCTGTTCGAACTCCGACAGGCCATGTTTCAGGCCATCCAGCAAGGTGATGAAATATCCGTGCTCTGCCGCCCTGGTGATTTTCTGGCACTCGGCCCACCACTCCTTAGCAACACGGCGCGCGACAACTTCCTTTTCGTCCTCAATAGCCTGGTAACGAACCTCGATTTCGCGCTGCCTGTTACGCATAGCGGCCGGAGCGTTCCTTGCCGCTTCCGCCTCTGCGAGCTTGGCTTGCGACTGTTCCGGGTGGCCTTCCAGCAGGAAAGAATCGGCTTGGCGATTGGCCTCGCGATCTTTAGCGGCTAGGATCGGTTCCAGGTTTCCGATTGCCTCTTCAATCTCCCCGCACTCTCGCAGCAGGGCCATTCGCTCGTCGTCCAGGGTTGCGACGGCTTTCACATATGCCTCGTCGCGCCTTTCGATGAGCATGGCAAAAGCAGCCTCGAATTGTTCTGATAGAAACTCGGCTGCATCGTCGAGGAATGTATCTTCCGGCTCCTGCTCTGCGATGGCGCTATCTTCTGCGCTCATTGTCATGATTTCATCTTCCGGTTCTGTGATGGCGCTATCTTCGGTTTGCGTTGTCATGATTTCATCCTGTGGTTCTGTGGTTGGATATTCGCTCATTCCGCACCTCGCGCTTCCGGCGTGAGGCTGTTCAAGTATTGCTCGACGGGCTTGAAGGATTCCTCATTCGGGTTGGTTGCAAACTGCTCGCCCAACTTCTCGAAGCCGGCCATGCTCGCCGTGTCGAATAAACTCAAACCTTTCATGGTGGCAACGTAGTGGGCCAACTCGGATACCGCTGCCGTTGGGCTGATACGGAGCCCCTCGCGCACCCTCGATGAAATGTGACGGCCCAGGTCATTGGCCAGAACCTCATCGAAATTCCCCAGGCGAAGGTCTGATTCGGAGCGTGGAATTACCAACAATTCGTACTTGACCATGGACGGGTAGCTAACGCGTTGACGGTCCGGTGGGAGAATCGGCCCTTTAGACCGGGCAGTTTGCTGTGCTCTCGATGTGTCATAGAGCGTTCTTCCGCCGGGGATGGCAGGCTGCTGGTTCGCTTTGGGGCCGCTGGTGGAGCGGACCGGGGGCATATTACTCTTCGGATAAGGATTGTTGCTCATGGTTATTTCCTTTCGATTACGGTTGAGGTTTCGTGAGGATCAACGTCCGTCGATTCGCCCACGTGGACGTGTTCAAACTCCATCGCACTTTGGCCCTGTCGGTACGAAGATCGACTATCCGGCCCACAATCTCCGGGCTGCCCACTCGAACTACGCGGCTTCCGATTCGCATGACGCCTCCACTTTCTGCGGGTCCGCTTCCATCAGGCTTGCCGGGTTGTGCCTGCCGATATAGGACGGCCCCAAGTCAGCCCACAGGACGGCCAACTTGCCGCGCTCCAGGCGTAGAACAGTTCCGGGCTGGCCAACCGGGCAGCCGCGAAGGAAAACTCTGTCTCCCACGGCGAAGACTTCTGCGCTGTTTGAGCTTGGACTATTCGCGCTCACCGGAGTACCTTCCTTTATGTCGCTGAGACTATATGGCTTGCTGGAGTTTCCAGGCTCGATAGAACGGTTCATATCCCTGCGCGTGCCGCTTGTGCCGCTTCTACCTATTAACGGCGTAGAGAAAGTTGCATTTTCTTCTACGGGTATAACCGGATGAAGTGGCACAAGCGGCACAGACGGGGTCATAGGTTCTCCTTCAAGGCGATTCCAAGGAATCCTTTACTGGCGCGGGTTCTTTGTGGCGCAAAGCCGTGAGTTTCCATTGCTTGGCTGAAACGCCGTAGTGTCCCAACGAATTCTCCATTAGACTCAGCCCACTTTTTCCAGCTATTGAATAGCGGCGTCGTGGCAGTCCAGCTTCCACGGTTGCGAGTGCAGCAGTCTTCTACCCAGATAGACAGCCGGTCCTCGGAAGCCATATAGGCATTGGTGGCGCTTGCAACCACTTCAGGGGCCGTCAGACCATCCCGCTGCCAATCGATGCAGCCTTGGACCGCCCACGCGAGAATTCCAGGCCACTCTTCGCGCAATTCTTCCGTGAGTCGCGGGTTGCGCTCGGGCGCTGGAATCGTTACGTCAAACGGCAGCAGGTTCAACCGGCGTCGCATAGCTTCATCGACAGTTCGCAGCTCGGGCCGATGGTTACCCGCGATCAGCAGTTTGAATTGTGGAGTGTACTCGAAAAAGTCTTGCCTCATGTAACGTGCCGCGATGCGGTCGCCACCAGTCAATGACTTAATTTTCGATTCGGCCCAACGTCTCCCATCTTCGGTTTCGACGGCAGTTACCAGACGCGCGCCTTGCAGCCCGGCTAGGTCAGTAGGGTGGTTGTCCCCCGATGAAGCGGTAAAGGTTTCTATCGGGGCTGTCCGCGCATAGTCGCCTAAGATGCTGGAAAAGGTCGTGAGGAAAACGCTTTTGCCGTTCGCGCCGGTTCCGTACAGGAAGAACAGTGCCTGCTCTCTTGTGCTCCCGGTCAGGGCATAACCGCAAATCTTTTGCAGGTATTCCTCTAGCTCCACGTCACCGCCGGTAATGGTGTGGAGAAATGTCAGCCATCTTGGGCAGTCTCCGCCAGGCGCAACCGCAGTTATCTTGGTGCAATAGGCCAGCGGGTCAGATGGCTGCAATTCGCCGGTATGCAGATCAATAATGCCGCTGGGCGTATTCAACAGCCACAGATCAGCGTCCCATTGGCCAACCGTCGCAGCGTGTCTCCGGTCAGAGCGGGCGAGTCGTTCAACGGCTGCAACAGTGTTGGCCGATGTAATCCGTTGAGCGACGTTCTTTTTGACGCGCTCGCCAGCGGCATCACGGCAAGTTCCCCGCGCAAGGTCATATACGCTCAAGGTGTCGTCTTCCGTCCACCGGTGGCCGTCCCAACGGTTCCAGCGGCCCCACGCTGACGTGTAGCGTAGGTTGTTGCCATGCTCTGCCGTGAATCGAAGCGCGAGCGTGTCGTCTGAAAACTCGGCAGGAACCTCCACAGGTTCGGCGGGAAACTTGCCACCTTGACGGGTCCATTCGAGGACAGCGGACAATTCTGCCGCTCGCGCTGTGCGCTCGGCTGGCGCGTCCGGCTGCCCGATCTTATCCCAACTCAATGCAGTCATTACTTCTCCAGGGCGGGTATCGTGCCGCGCTCGATGAGCTTGTCCAGCGCGTCTTGCGGAATGCAAACGGCGCGTCCGATGTGGACATATTCAATTTCTCGCCGCCAAATCCACTGCCGGAGCGTGGCAGCCTTCACCACGCCGCCCATGTACTCGACCGCCTGGGGGATGCGGAACAACTTGCGCTGAGTTCGGGTATGCGCTTGAAATACCATTTGCTCTCCTGTCTAACTTCCTACTACTGACATTAGAAGACAGTTCTGGAGAGATGTCGAAATAATTCATTTGCTCTTACTGCATAAAACGTGCTATATGTATTTACCAGTATGACGCGCAGAAAACAATCCGCTCTTGTTGGCCTCCAGGCAGCCGCTCCAACATCGCAGTTCTTTCATCTCAATAGAGGCGACCTGGACCATATTCTAGAAACGCTCAATCGCGGGAAAACGTGGCTGTATTCTGAGCCGCTAATCCGCTTAATGGAGAGATTGAAGGATTACGGCGGCAATCTGAAAAGAATGATGGATGACGATCCTGAGTTGGAAAAGGTCGTTAGAAAGGTATGCACCACTCTCTGGCTGCCTTCAAAAACCAGAAGGGCGGCTCTGGTGCTTCAGCGGGTTGATTCTGAGATTTTGGAAAGCCAACCGAAACCCGGTGAACCGCAGATGCGCCCGGATAGATATGCTGCGTTGCTCTTCCATGTCGGGACTCTCAATCCCGAATGGGACAAGCTCGCCGGACCTTGCGCTCGATGCGGACGGTATTACTTGAAAAAACGAGACTCACAGAAGGTCTATTGCTCTCGGAGTTGCGGCAACGCGGCAACAGCCGTGGCACGGACCCGTGAACGAATCAAAGCCGAGCACATAAACAAAATAGGTCGCACGAAAGCAGCAATGAAGGAATGGAAACGCACAAAAACTCAACAGGACTGGAAACGCTGGGTCTCACAGAAAACGGGCATTGACCTGCGATTCCTGACACGCAATTTCACCGAATCTGGGGGAGTTAAATCTACCCAAAAGGAGAAGTGAAACATGACCACAATCACACTAAATGAAATCGAGTTGGAAACCATTGTTGCTGCTTTGCGGCTTTTCCGCTCCCTGTCTGATCTTACGGACCTACCGCCAGAACAACGCAAAGAGAGGGCATTGATTATCTGTGCGCAGGTGGAGACATCAGAAACCGGGGAACCGCTTATAACACTCAAACCTGAGTGGATAGACGAACTGGTGGAGCGTCTCAGGTCTGTCCGAGGTTGAGGCGGACAGAGTCAAAAGCAGCGTGACCCATAGGTAACACGAAACAAAGGAAAGGACGAACACTCATGAGCATCTATCGACCCAAGGGCAGCAAGGTCTTCGTCATGGACTTCATGTTTCACTCGCAGCGCATCCGCGAAACAACGGGGATGACCTCGAAGACGCGAGCGAAAGAAGTCTTTGACAAGCGAAAACAATCCCTGAAAGACGGGAACGCTGGCATCCGCAGACAGTCGCGCCCGGACTTGCTCTCCACCGCTGCCGCTCAGTGGCAACAGGCAAAACAACTCAAGTGGTCGCCGAATATGGCCGAAATCGCTCGATATGCCATCGGCCACCTATTGCCCGTACTGGGCAAGAAACTGCTTGTGGACATAGAGGCGCGGGACATTGCGAGGTATCAGACGGTGCGCCTTGCCGAAGGCGCATCCAATCGGACGGTAAACATCGAAGTCGGAATGTTGCGCCAGATCATGCGCAAGTATGGAGCTTGGGCACGGATTCAATCGGACGTGACCATGCTCCCCGAAAGACAGGATGCGGGCTGCGCTCTCACTCCCGAACAAGAAACCATGCTTCTACATGAATGCAGCCGTTCCGTTTCCCGTTCTCTGCTGCCTTTCGTGACGCTGGCCCTTGAAACCGGCGCACGATACAACACGATTCGCACTCTGCAATGGGGAAACATCGACTTTGTAAACCGCTGCCTCAAGTTCGGCAAGGACAAGACGGCGGCGGGCACAGGCCGGACAGTCCCCTTGAATCAGCGGGCCGTCGAAACCTTGAAGTTTTGGGCACAGGAGTTCCCCAACCGGCAACCGGCGCATTTCGTCTTTCCATCGGAGCGGTACGGCCTCCACGGGACCGAAGGGACATTCGGCGGGACCGTCCAGGTCTGCGATTACGCCCCGGATAAGCCGGTCGGAACCATTCAAACCGCATGGAGGTCTGCCAGAAAACGGACACAGCGCCATTGCCCCAACTGCGGGGATGGGACTTTGATCGACCGTGAGAAACCGGCAACCGGGTATGAATGCGCAGACTGCCATTTTGAGACGCCAACTTTGCCCGCTGCTCTGACCCGACTTAGATTTCACGATTTGAGGCACTCGGCGGTCAGTCGCATGATTGCCGCCCGCATTCCCATTCCCATTATTGCCAAGGTGGTTGGGTGGTCCGCCAGCACAATGGCGAAGATGGCCGCGCGGTATGGTCATTTTGGAGTTGAAGAGTTGCGCAGCGCCGTGGAATCCATCAGTTCCCCCGCAATTCATGAAAATCAGGCAGGGTACCCGCAAAATCCACCGCAGTCAGGCAGTGAGCTGAAGGTCAACATTAACTAAGTTGTTGATTCTATTGGTGGGCAGTGAGGGACTCGAACCCCCGACATCCTGCTTGTAAGGCAGGCGCTCTAACCAGAGTCGGCAGGCGTTCCAAAACTCCACGAGCCATGAATCAGCTATCTACATATTTTGTGCAACGAAATCAACTTAACAATGAAACGGCTCAGCCGCACAAATATTCACGAATATGGAACCAAAATAGTAAACATAGACACGCAACCCTAAACCCCGAACAGAACTCGAATCTGGCTCTCTACCGATGCGCAACGGCGCTTTATCGCCCTATTTCCCTGAGCGTTCGTGCAATAGATTTTCTTGCTCCGCGATGCGGGCAACACAGTACCGAATCGTGTTGGTGGTATCGAGTCCGAGCTTGGCTTGGAGCTTTTCCAAAATCCTGAATTGCGCAGGCGTCAGGGAGATGTGCACGCGTTTATAGGCCATACGATGAGCATAACCATATGGATATGAACACGTTATGGCCTTATGCGCCCATTGGTGGCCACGCCGTGGGCATAGCGTGGCGTTTTTCACGCGCCTAACAGTGCGGTGCATCACGACCGTTTTGTTAACGGAGAGCGTATGTTTGCGACCAAAAGATCAGGGGAGCCAATGCAAACGTTAGAAGTGCCGGGCCACCTTGGCTCTGCGGAGGATTTTGCGCCTTTCTGTGCACCGGAAACTGAATTTGCTGAACAGCACACCATCGATCACGTGAATTGCCCGGCATGCCAGGCGGCCGACGCCGCTTTGCGGGGAGTGAATTTGCACGTCACCAAGATGCTTTTCAGGGATGCGGCGGTCTACTGGATGCATCTGCGCCGGCAATCCATCTCGCTGAAGCCGCGCGCTCACGAGGCCACGCAAACCTACATCAACGCGCTGAACATGTTCTTTGGAGGCTTGCGGCTGTGTGACATTACGCCAGGCCACATCCGCGGCTATCAGATCGCACGCATGAGCAACACGCTCAACTGCGGCGGAGAAATCCTGCACCCATGGAAGCATGGCTGTATGCACACAACCGTGAACCACGAAATCAGTGTGCTGGGCATGATGCTGGCCCATTGCCGCCTTTGGCACAAAATCAGGCCATTCTACTTTCCACTCTCTATTCCAGGATGGTCACCGCGCACAGTTTTGACGGAAGCGGAGGAAGAAAGACTCTTCACTGTTGCCAAGATGCACCCCGAGGCCGCGCTGGCCTACTGGGTTTCCGTCATCACGATCAATACGTCCGCAGCGGGCATGGAACTGCGCGGGCTTCGTCTCAAGCATCTCTTCCTGCCTGAAAACGGAATCGCTGAAATCTATATCCCGGAAGACAGCGTAAAAAACAACAGCCGCCCACGCAAGATTGCACTCAACCCCACCGCGCGCTGGGCTGTGGAGCAGTGTTATAAACGCGCTCTGAAACTCGGGTCCTGCGAGCCAGACCATTATTTATTTCCGTTTCGCGTGACACGGAACCAATGGGACCCGGCGCGTCCGGCGTCCAGATCCTTTTTGCGGAAGAGCTGGGAAAAGCTGCGCAAGGCGACGGGGTTTGTTCATCTGAATCCGCACGATCTACGCCACCATTGCATTACGCGGCTGCTGGAAAACGATGTGAATCCCGCGACCGTGGTAGCCATCGCCGGGCACGTCACCCGGAAGATGATGGAGTATTACGCGCATCAGCGTGTGCGCGTGAAATATGCCGCAGTGATGGCCATCGAACCGAACGGATGGAATCTCAAAAAGATAGCCTGAAACAAAAAGCAGCCGGATAACCATCCGGCTGCTTTTTGTTTCGTACGATACATACTCACCGCTTGCGCGCAAGATGCTTCCGCGAACGGCGAAGCATGTCTTTGACCACCACGGGATGCATTTCGCGCGGGTTGAACGGATACTCGCACTCAAAGTGACAAAGAAACGCGGCATTGCAGATGATCGCATCCGTGTTGGCGTCATCCGCATTGCCGTTTTCCATGTAGTTGACGAGGTGCTTCATAAGGTGCGCGATGGTTGCCTTGCGAAACCCCGGTCCGCCGCCACGCCAGTTATTCTCGCCATGCCCCTTTGCGCCCAGTGCAAGGCGGCGCGCCAATGCATCCATGGCGGCCTTCGGAATCAGATCATAGCGCTCAGCTAATTCCGAGCGCGTTGCTCCCTGTTCAAATTTTGTCTTTGGCATTTTTCTCCTCTACGGCACTAATGCCGTGCGATCCCAACGATGTAATAGGCGGTTCCGATGGCGCCCGCGATCACGCCCAGTATCCATGCGGCTCCCCGGGCTGCCCACCCGAAACGCTCTCCGCGCTTGATGCGCCTGCCGTAATCGATAAGGGTCGCTTCAATGCGTGGAATACGCCCCTGATCATCCTCTGACTTATCGTCGCCCATGAGTTTCGTTTGAAACACGCGCAGATCGGCGCGCAGCTCGCGAACCTCGGAGGTTAATTCAAGCAACGCGGATGATTCGCTTGGGGCCATTGGTAACTCCTGACAAATTTATGATGCCTGTAAAACACAAGGCCCCGCTAACTTGGGACCTTGCGTGATATGCGGATAAGTTACGGCGCGCCTTAGAAACCCGCGCGGGTTCCCTGCTCCAGCGCGGCCTGAAGCTGCACCGCGCCCATGCCGGTGGTTTCGCCGTAGTGGATGGCGATGATGGTTGCCGCATGGCGCTGATCCAGATACGGTGTCACGGATGCGAGTTTGACGGTGGATGCCGTAGCCATGGCCGCTACAGCGCCCTTGCTGCTGATGGATGCCACAAGCGATAGAATGGTATTCACCACAGTCGCCACGACGTTGAGCGCGGCGAGCGCGTGCTGCTGGCTGGTTACATTGGTGATTTTGGCCGCTGACAGCACAGCCGTGGAAACCTGCTGCTGGAGCGTCGTAACGGCTGTCTGGAGTTGCGCCAAGATTGTAGCGCTGGGGTTGGCCTGGTACGCCTTGGCCTCGGCCACTACGAGATTCGAGGCCGCGTCAAACCCCACAGTCGCGGCGGCGAAGATGGCCGCATCGGCTGGAACGAGAATAGCTGCCGTGGTGTCTATCGTGGCCACTGCGCTCTGTAGGCTGGGCGTCCAATTCACAATGTCCTGAGCCACCTTCGTTTCTGAGCAGCCTTCGATAAACGGCAATGGCAGCAGCAGCGCAATCAAGGCCCATGCAGCGAGCTTCTGAGTGCTGCCGGTGGAAACACCAGCCTTGGTGTCGCTTGTGGACGCGCTGTCACGGGCCAGAATCGCAGCAACACCGGCCAGGATTACTCCTGCCAGTGTTACATCCGTCCGATAACTGACGGGGATGTAGGTAGTCAATTGCGCAACGTATGTCCCGGTGATACCCAGCACTCCGGCAACTGTGCTGAGCTTGCTTCCGGCAATGCGCTCAATCCACACTGCCGACACTCTTTCAAATAGCGCTGCGATCAAATTGTTCATACAGAGTCCTTTCCAAATCATGATTTTGAAGATGTGAGAGGTGCGTGACCGGTCCAGAGCGTGTATTCCGCTGCACGCCTGGCTTTGAGTTGTGTGCATTCCTTGCTGCCAGCGTGATCCCACAGCAAGAGTTGGAGCGCCGCGGCGTCATATTGCTTGGCGTTCAGATCCTTGAGCAGCGTGGACCCGGACAATTTGCCCTGCCCCAGGTTGAAAACGAAATCGACCAACGCATCGAACTGCCCTTGCGTTAAAGTCGCGTGGACCAAACGCAACACAGCGCGCTCGGCGCTGCTCACGTCGTCGGTGAGGATTGCAGCAGCTTTGTCTTCGGTAACACCTGCTGGAAAACTCTCAGTAACCAACAGCCTGTGGCCGTATCCAATGGTGCGCAATCCCGCCACATCCAGATAGACAGCATCGCGAAAACCTTCAAACTGTTTCAAGAGCGCGAGCCCGGCTGAACTAAGTTGCATAAGAAAAGCCATCCTTAACCTAAGGATGGCTTTCTTCTGTGAAACCGCGCCAATTGTCGCTATGTCGCCTTTGTGGTGTTTGTCGTAGTCGCCGTACTGAGAGTCCCGGTGGGTAACTTGCCGTCGGCAATGCTCCTAGAAAATACGTTGCAGACGGCCAACCGATCCTATTTGTAACCGCCAAACCGCTATGGCGTCGCCCTCAAGATATACCTGTATCGTATGGGCGCCAGCCGAAAGCCCTGTGATTGTTCCGCTAATATGAGCACGATAATTCGAAGCGCTTGCCAGGTCTCCCTGTACGTAAATATTGTTTGAAATGGCTGGCGACGATGTGACTCCATCAACGCAGACGAGGATGTTGCAATAGTCGTTAGAAGTTGCATCGCTCCACGTCAGGAGGAGATCGAGATCGACATTGTATACATCGCTTGCGCTAGCGGCGTTGATGGTCCAGCTATAGCCTGTTGCCGACATCAAATTTGTAGTGGTAGGGGAAACAATTGTGTTATTTGTGGTCGGTGAGGCTGTTACTGTTTGTACCCGGTTGGCTGTGCTGACTGATGTACCGTCCGCAAACAGCACCCTTGTGGCACTCAACGTGCCCGTGACGATATTGCTCGCGTTGAGATTGATGACCGCAACATTGGCTGCATTAAGCGTACCTGCTGTGATCATGTCTGCGGTGATTGCACCCGCCGCAATTTGCACGGCTGTAATGGCCCCGGCTGCAATGAGGGCTGTCGTAATGGCCCCGGCTGCAATGAGGGCTGTCGTAATGGCCCCGGCTGCAATCTGGTTTGCTGTGATGGACCCGGCTGTGATCGAAGACCCCGAAATGGTCGAGGTCCCCGCAACGGCCAACTGCGCGGGGCCACCGGGCGGAATCATTATGAATTGGATACCGCCGGGGCCAACCATGTTCTCCCATTCGAGAATAATAGGCACGGTCTGCCCCGCAGACAGTGCAATGGTTCCCGACTGCATGTAGGCGCATGACGTATCATCAGCCGTTTGTCCGTTGGGCAAGTTCGATATTAACTGAGTGCCATTCACGTACAGGTTCGCGCCGTCATCGCTGTTCACGCCAAAGGTGTACGTCCCGGCCTCCCCTGCTGTCACGTACCCCGTCCACCGAGCATAGAAATTGGTGGTTATGGTCATGCCAGAGGGTTCGGTTGAAACATTCTGCCAGGGATAATCCGGAGTGCCGCTGAGGGGAGTTGAATAGTTGATGTTCTGGTCAATTGTGACGGCAGCGGGAACCGATGTTAAATCACCGCCCCCAGACGGAAAAGGCAGGTTCCACCATTTGCCCAAGAAAAAAGCGGTTTTAAGCGCCGCCTGCGCAGCACTGATTGCACTCGCCGCGTTAGCCGCCGCCGTACTGACTGCCGACGCGACTGCCGCCGTTTGCGCCGCCGCTGCCTGAGCACTAGAGATAGACGATTGCAAAGCCGTGCGCTGTGTGGCAACCTGCGCCCAAAGGTTTGCCAGCGATGTTTGTATGCCGGTCCATGGCCCGCTCGTGGTGCCATCCGGCCAGGTGGTCGCCCAATCCGATGGAGCGCCCGCGGCGATGAGCGCTGTACTGATTGCCGCAACCGCGTTGTCGTAGTAAGTGCTAGACACGCTCCAGGTTGTTGCCAGTTCATCAAGCGATGTCTTAGTGGCCAACTCGGCGGCGTATTGCGCCATAAGTGATATTTTGTATGAGTTCGTTAAATAGTTGACGTTGGTTGTGCTGCTGCCGCTGTCGATGGTTGTTGTCGCCGGTACGAGGCTAATGGAGCTTCCGGATTCAGTCCAAGAGGAATCAGGCATAGGTGGCCCTCACTGCCGCGTTGACGGTGGCCAGAGTACTGGTTGGCGTCACGGGCACGGTATACGAGCGCGTCGAGGCGCCCACTGTGGTTATGTCAAACAGATAATTCGCGGCCACTGTCGGATCGCTCCCAGAAAAAGCGACGACCTCAAATCCGGTTGGCGTTGGGTAGCCGCTGGGCCATGTCCAGGTGATCGTGAGCCAGATTTTTGCGGTTGTTGTCAGGCCGCCGCTGGACGTTATCGTGACGCCATCACTTGCCGAGGAGCTTGAGCCGCTACTGCTCGTGTTTGCCGAGCTTTGCGTAAGGGTGACAACGGGCGGATTGGGATAGGGCAGCACGTAGGCAGGTTCGACGCTTTGCAAGCCACCCGAGGCCAACGCACTGACGGCCACGATCATGTACATTCCGGTGTCGATGGCGGGATTTGTCCATGTGGTTCCGCTCCCACTCCACAATACCGTCGCCGTGCTCCACACAGGAGTAATCTGATTGTCGGTGTAACGAATTTCGTAGTGATCCGCATTGGCAACGGCATCCCAGGTGAAGCACAGCGCATCACTGGAAGGCTGGCATGCAAACCCCGTGACGCTGGCCGGCGCATTGGTCGATGCCAGTACGGTGATTGAAGCTGTTACGGGCGTGCCGAGCAGGTTGCCGTTCCAGTCAAGGCTTTGCGCTTTCACGGTGTAAACGGTGCCGATGTAGCCCACAAACGTGCAGCCCGTGCCTTGGATATTGCCCAGATTGCTCCACGCGCCGCCAGCCGCTTGCACTTGCACCTGAGCGCCCACGCCCGTGTTGCCATTCTGCCAGCCGACCGCCACAATTGCGGTGCTCGTGGAACCGGTGAGGAGCCCGTTTTGATACTGCTCTGTGAGCGAAAGATTTTTGATCGTCGGGGTGGAGTCGGGTACACCGACAATCTCGCCATAACTCGGCGTCACCTCATCGTAGATTGTGGAGTTATATTCCGCGGACCCGATTTCAAAGCTGAATTCTCCGGATTTCTTGATGCTCACAACCCGAAAGAGTTTGGCTGGCTGAGAACCTGCGCTCTGGCCATAGGCCCACGCACTATCCGCGCACGGTACAGCGGCGAACGAGCCGGAAACGGCAACCGCCGAGCCGCCCGGCGCAGCGGGTGAGGCCGGGGTAACCGTAATTCCGGTCACGTTCATGTTTTCAATCACGTTCACGTCGTAGAGCGTGAGCACCTGGCCGGCTGCCAGCGCGGTGGCCGCCGCGGGGCCGATTACCGAGGCCAGCGTAATGGCTGTGGAACCGTAGCCTGTGACAATGTATTCCGTGCCGTCCGGCGCCACGGCTTTGAGGATGCGGCCAGCGGGCAGTTGGCCGGTCATGTTGATTGTCAGGCCGGAGATGTAACCAATGGTGGCTGTGCCACGCTCTACCACGGGGTGTTGCACGCTGACGGTGTATCCCGAGGCCGCGGCGAACTCCAGATCGGTGCGATCGACATTGAGCGTGGTGAGCGTAGAGCCAGCCTGCACACGGCCACCCAGCGCCCATTGCACCACGTCGGATTGCACGGCAATGACCGATCCGCGCGAGCAGCAGACAGCCTCAATCGGGGCGGTAAAGCTGATTGTGCGCAGAGTGAGCTTGGTACTCATCAGATGGAAGTACGCCCAACGCCACGCCTGATCGCGGCTGGTGCAGCCGGTGAGCGTGATTTCCGTCGTTTTCGGCTGCTCACCACTGTTCATATCGCTTTCGGACATGCACGAGACAGGCAGGTCTGTGCGGTAACTCCGCTCGGCATCGGCGAAACTGGCCTCGATCAGCGTGCAGCGATCATCGAGCGCCAGCCATTGCTCGCTGAACGAATCTTTTTTCATGTTGCCGACGGTGAAGAGCTGCATGGGATCGGCGGGAGCATCGAGGACCACGGTGTAGCGCATTCCCATTTGCAAGATGGATGCGCGGCTCATGCTGGCGATATATTGCAGCGCTTTCCATGCGTTGCCGGATTGATCGAAGACGCCGTTGAAGATGTGGCGGCGCACCGTGGTGCCGTCCTGATTCGTCACATCTTCATCGTTGAACGCGGCCCAGGCGGCAAAGGCCGGCAGGTCTATCAGTGAAGGTGCAACACCCATACCATAAAGCGTATTGGTAAGCAGGTCATAGGCCACCAAGGCCGGGTTATCGGTTTCATAACTCGAAAGCAGCGTTGGAACGGTTGTATCTTCGCCCAAGTCATGCGTAATGGTGGCCATTACCTGAATGCTTGAGCCGCTCAGTTGCGAAGTCGCCAAGGCTTTAATGCCCAGCAGAACCATGTTGGGATAGCTGAGGTTTGACCAGAAAAGCTCATTGATATTCCAGAGCCACCCGTCACAAACCTGACTCGCCACCGCACTATCGGTGTAATTGATCGAGTGTGCGTTCTGAAACCACCCGATCTTTGTAACCCTCACGTCCCACTGCCCAGGCGTCAGCCCGTAAACGCATTGCGTGTCGAAGATGGCGCTCAGTGAGCAGTTTTCAACGTTGATGTACCCCTCGTGCCACGAATTGCACTTGACGGGATTGGTGTTTGGGTCGCAGGGCTGCCAAGTGCCCCTGAAGGTATGCGAGGTTGTGCTGGTCGATCCGGTGATGCTGACGACCGTTACATCTTCGGTGCTGCTCCAGGCATCTCCGGCAGTGTGGCTGTCATTGTTGCTGTCATAGACCAGGCCGCTGCCCGCGAACTGATCGGTGGGGATGACAACCCAGTTGGGCCATGTTTCCGTTGTGTTGCCGGTGTTGAAGGTAGCCACCGTGCTCATGTCGTCCATGTTCGGAAACAGCGGAGCAGTCCAAGTCGCCGCGCCATGGGGAGAAACTTCAATCTTGTAAATGAAATGGCAACTCACATAATTGCCGTCGCCCGTGACTGAATACAAGCCGGAGGGAAATTTGACTGTGACCTGCAAGCCTTGGATATTGGTTCCAGTCCCGGAAACGACAATCGCGCCGTTCGCAACGAGCATCTGAATCTCTTGCGGATAACCATTGACCGTCGAGTCGAAGCCATCAATCGCGGTCTGGTCATTGGTCCCGAGGCGCGTCTGATAGCTGCAATCGGAAAAGTTGGAAATCGATTGCTTGTTGATCAGTACGTTTGCTATGCTCTTAGCTTTTCCCCAGCCATAACAGACAAGCACGTTGATGTACGCCTTCGCACCCGCGAAACTGACATAACTCGAAACAATGTTTCCGCACCATCCGAACATGCCGTATCCCTTGGGCACGGGAACGCCGGGCTGGGCGAGGCCTTTGGGGCCGGTAGGATCATAGCTCTGTGAATAATCCGCCGCGCCCTTCTGACCATTACCGAAAGCCCACGAAACCAGCAGGGACCCGCCAATGCTGATCGCCGCGCCAATCCCCATCGCCAAGGCGCTCGATCCAAAGAAACTCCAGGCCGCGCAATCCGCAATCAGGCCGCCGGGAATTATAGAGGCCAGCATCATGACGGCCGCCATGGAAAGCATCTTGCCGATTCCGCCGCCGGCTGCGCGCGGATAAAGAACGATTTCCTGGCCGTACTCTACCACCGTGTTCCAAACATTCTCATCCGCGATGCGCTGGCCACTGACGCTGAAAAGATAATCATCCGGCAGAATATCGTTGGCGGGGAACGCGCGGGCAACGATTGCGCCCAGGCTCTCGTTTTCAAGCGGCGCGATCTCCACCACGCGCCGCTCTTCAATGCGGAAAGGGTTCAGGTTGACGATGATGCGGACAGGGCGAAGAGATAACTCGGTTGGAACCTTCGGCAGAGCGGCGGGAATTTTTACGATGGAAACTTCCGGCAAATTCAGAGACTGGATTAACTTTGTTTCCATCGATAGAAGCCCTCAATGCGAGCTTGCCACGGAAACGAGTTATACCGCTCTTTCAGCACTCCAGCGCCCTCGCGCGAGTGCAACATGCAACCCGCGCCGCAGACCACGCCGACGTGCCAGCGCGGATTGGCGGCGCGGATCAGGATGGCATCGCCCACTAGTGGCTCAGCCACCCGCTCGCAATCTGCCAGTGCCGAGGCAACTACGCGAATATCGCTGGCATACGCGGGAACCTTTCGCCCCAGGCGGCGCTCGATTTCCAGCAGCAATCCAACGCAGTCATACGCCTCCGGGCCGCGCGCGTCCTTTCGCCATGGCTTGCCCAGTAAATCCGCCCACAGTGCATACGGTAGAGTTTGCATCATGCCTGCATCGCTATGGCTGTGCCGTTGGTGCCGATGCCGGGGAAGGCTCCGTAGCGGGCGGCGTTGTCATGGACCTGGCATCCGTTTGTCCCGCTGTAAGTGCCATCGCAGTTTGTGAGTGTGCCGGTATATCCGCACTGTTTGCCTTTGTAGTTCGATACCCACATGCAAAAGCTGGCGCGATAAAGGAACCTCGGGAAAATCTTGCGAATGGGCGATGGAGCGGAAAGCGAGAGCGTGACGAGGCTTACCGTGCAAACCGACTTCATGACCGTGGTTTCTACGGCCAGATCGGGCTCGCCGTCGGGGTGCGCCGTGTTGTAGACGTAAATATCGGCCGTGGCTCCCGCAATGCCACCGTACTGCTCGATAATGCCCTGCAAGACGCGCTGGGCGTTCGATGCGCGCAGCATCATGGTGGGCAGTTGCCCCTGGCCGGGCTGCTCTGACGTGAATTCGAAGTTGAAGGACTGATACGTCTGGATGCCGTTGCCGTCGCCGCAATCAAACTGAATGGGATCGATATTGCGCGCAAGACGGGTATGCGTCCCATTCCAAATTAGGTCCACGAGCAAAATCCACGCATCGCCGGATGCGAGCACGAACTTATCGCGCTGGGCGGCCAGGGAGAGCACAGACATCGGGCTGATTGCAGTGGACATTAGTTCGCCTCCGGCGAACAGGGACTAGGGACCAGGGAATAGGGATCAGTCATCAGACCTCTGTCAACTCGAAATTCACGCCGTAGCGCTTCACTCCATCGCCCCAGCCAATGTCAGAAAACTCCGGCAGTTTGGTGAAGCGCACGGGCCGAGGCAACGAATAGGAGCCGACCATGCGGCCATACCACTGCGCAGGCGTGAGCAATGCGCAAGCTACCTCATCCATCAGGATTGAAGCCGAACCATCAAGTGCGATGGTTCCTGAACTGGGCCCAGTCAGGTTGCCAATCAGGCGCATCCTGAAACCGACGGCTCCGGCAGGAATCGTGAATGTGGCGTAGTAGTCCTGCCAACCGGAAACCGAGGTGTTGAAGCCGCTGCCAGAGCCAGCCAGCGCGGATTGATTCCCGCTCGCGTCGTAGGTGTACATCGCGGCCTCAGCCCAAAGCGTGGCGGCGCTGGCCAGCGTTCCCTGGGCCGGATTCACCCGCGCATGGAAAAGGTACACATCGCCGGGCGCGCAAGGGGTCACCACGGCGCTCGTCACCTCGGCGGCAACGGTAGCCCCCGCGGCAAGTACCTGAGCCGCCACGGTGCCAAAGCAGAGCGCCTGCACGCCATCTTCCACATTCGCGGTGGCAAGCGACACAGGCAGAGCCGCCGAGGATGTGCCGGGCTGATTCCAGTCTTTAGCCACTTGAGCGGCGTTGAGCGCGGGAAATTCAAAGCTCCAGTTCGGCAGCAGATTGGGATACAGAAAGCTATTACTTCCTCGGGCCGCCGTGATCTTTTGGAAGTAATCGAGGACGCGCACATCCTCCGCCACCAGGTTGCGGACATTTATCTTCCATGTGTCGCGCGCGCGGGTGAAACGCGGGCGGGTGGAGACGTAGCCGCTCTCCGCCGAATCTTTGATTGTGTCGTCTTCTGTGCTCTTCGAGGTATCCATCGAAGGCTGGCGAGAGAGAGACGGGAAAATAATGGGATAAACGCTCATCTATCCCCACCATGCGGCGCTTTCGGAATTTGGCGCAAAATGCTGGGGTCCCTGTTAGCGGGTCCATGCCAATGGGGCGGAAAATAGGGCTATGGAACTGAACGTGAAGGTGGATGTGAGCGAGGCGCTGGCCGGGCTGGACGATCTGCAAAAGCGGCAGATCCCGTTCGCCCTGGCAAAGACACTGACGGGATGCGCGAAGGCTGGCCAGTTGGCAGTGCAAGGAAGCTTAGAGCCAAAATTCACGCTGCGCAACAAGTTCACACAACAAGGCATCCGCATCAAGCCGGCGCAGAAGAACGGCGCGGTGATTGAGGCGGATGTGCATACCGACACAGCCAACCGCAGCAGCGGCGCGCCTGATTACCTGCTGGCACAAGACGAGGGTGCAGAGAAAACCCCGTATGGCGGCCACTCTTACATCGCCGTGCCAACCCGGTATTTTCGACAGAAGTTTGGCAATGGCCCTATCCGCGCCGAACTGAGGCCCAAAAACCTACTGGGCGCGGTGGGCGGACGGTACACCGCGATGGTGCGGCGCAAGGGATGGAACGGTAAACAGATTGCGCTGCGAAATCAAAGAATCGTGGCTGGATACGTGTTCTTTATTCAGGATATGAAGGATGGGCACAAGGCCATCATGGGCCGGGATGCCAACGGCCATGACCCGGAGCCGTTCTATTTTCTCGTCTCTGAGGCCAAAATCAATCCAGTGCTGGAGATGGAAAAGACGGTCGATGCGGCTGTACAAAAGGCTTTTCCAGAGTTGTGGCAGGAAACATGGCGTTCCATTATGGCACAGGGCTTGCGAATTTCTTCGTAATTTTCAGTATCGCGAGGTAAACTGGGGTCGCTACATCTGGAGATGTCCATGCGCACGTCTTGTTTTGTTGGTATTCTCTGCCTTCTCTCGGTCGGAATTCTCGCGCAGGCAAAAGATACCCTCCCTCGATTGAAAGTAACCGTAATCGAAAACCTGCCGACAACAACCTCCTATGACTGGCAAGTAGCAGGTAAAAGCAACGTCTCTTGTTACAGCTCCGGATGTACCTCTTATTTCACGCCCTCAAATTCCGGCACGTCGAGCGTGAATGGCGCGGTACTGAAGCTGCTCTTGCCGGATGGCCGCATTGTCATCGCCGAGTGCTCAGCTAAACAAGACGTAGCAGCCAATTGGACGAATGCGCTGACTGGCACTTCAGCTTCAACCGTATATCGGGATTGCAGAAAGCCTGAAGCGAATTCCACCATAGAAGCCGAGTTTAACCGGAGCGAAGTTAAGCTTTTCATGCAAGCCCCAAGCATAGATGGCACTGGCAGGAGATCGAGTGAAACTTATTACATCACAGGGGTTTTGCAGCCGGATGCTTCACAGCCAACGCAGCAGACCGTCACGGTAACGGTTAATAATGTTCTTCCTCCACTAAAGACTTATACGTATCCAGAAGACGGGTTTAGCGCCGCTTATCCGTTTGAGCCGCAACTAACCAAGAAAAATAAATCGATTTCCGGATATACCATTGAATCGCATATGTATTTCGCTCAAAATACCTTGGTTGGCGTTCTTGTGATTGATGACGATTACAGCGCAACAAATGTGGCTTTGGTTTCAGATATAGAATTGCAAGGTGCAAAGAATGATTTTTTAACAAGTTCCGCATATCGTCTAATCAGCGAAAAGAATATTACTCTAGGCGGATACAAAGGTATCGAGTTTGAGGCGGAAAGCAACCAACTCCACATTTCTGCACGCTTTTATCTCGCAGACAAAACGATTTATAAGACAGCCGTGTTTACACTTCTGGGACAAACATACGTGGATTCGGTGCGCTTTCTCGACTCTTTTCAATTGATTCCGCACACCGACGCATCACGTTAGAGATTGATCGCGCTCTTAATTCCCTGGAGCACCGGACCATTGGTGTCGATCTGCTTTAGCAGGATCTGAATCACCTGAGCCTCGCCGCCATCTCCGCCGGATATCTCAGTGTTACCGACCTCCATAGGCGCGCCGGTATTTTGGATAATCACTTGGGTACCTCCCGAACCTCCCTTTTTACCAACCTGCATCATGCCTGCCGCGGCATTGAGTAGGCTCCCCGCTCCAACGGATCCGGTCCCGTTGGAAACTAGTTCGGTTTTTTTGTGGAAGAGTCCTTCCAATGATGCCAACCCGTCACCAACCAAACCTTTTGTCCCGCTGATGCCGGTTCGGTGGCCAGGCCTGCTGGTATCGCCCTCGAAGCTTTCGCCGTCCCATCCCTTGCCGCCGCGACCCTCGGGGTCACCGAAGAGTGCTCCGAAGAGTTGGCTCTCAGCGCTCTGCCCAACATTGCGCAGCATGTTAGCCTGAATCTGTTTCCACTGAGTGCTCCACTTTTCGCCGAGGTTGAAGAGCGGGTCAAAGAGGCCGTGCGCGTATTTCTCCGCCTCGCCCTCGATCTTGCTGTCTGTTAGGTCCAATACGACCTTGGGCGCTTTGGTCTTGAATGGACTCATATCGATATTGTCGGGCAATTCGATTTTTGCGTTGATGGCATCATTGGCTACTTTGGCGGCCTCAGCCATATCCCGGGCGGACTTGGCGCGACGTTTATCAAGCTCCAGAACTTTTTCATCAAGAGCCAGATTCTCGCGTTGCAACGCGTTCAACCGCGTCTCTGTTTCAAGGCGCTCTTTGGCTATCTTCGGCGTCTTGGCGGCCAGCGCATCCATCTGATCCATTGCGGCGGATTGCTGGGCTTCCAGCGATGTCCTCTCAGTATCAAAGGCGGTGTTTTGCAGCGCCACTTTTTGTGCGAGGTAGTCAGTCTCTTCTATCAGGCCGCGCTTATGCATCTCGTCATTGATTTCAAGCAGGGAGTTGGCCTGTAGCTTGGCACGCTCCTCATCTGACTTGGCAACGGCATCGGCAAGCTGGCGGCGGCTGTTATCTAAAGGCTGCTGCGCGGCTGCTAACTCCCGAGCGTCCCTGGATTTTTTATCGGCACCTCCAGCCGCTCCGCCACGATAGCCACCCCCAGGCGGAACATCATCATCGCGCAAGAGGGACTTCGGTGCGGTGCCGTGCTCAATCTGATTCTGGAGGTTCAGCATGGAACCGTTAAACCGCTTCTCTTCCGCTAAGGTGTCATCGTGGTCTTTTTTTGCGTCCGTAATTTCCTTGTTCCGGTCCGCTTTTATCTTAGCTTGCTGGTCACGCTCATCCTTATTCCACGGGCTCGAAATAAGCGGAATCATCGTTGCATTTTTCGTTGCATTGTTAAATATGACCCAATCGTCACCAAGCCCACGTAGGGCGGAACTCACCTGTTGAATCGCACCGGCTAAACCTAATGCCGCTATACCGACATTTTTCCCTGCCTCGTTCCACAGATTGGTTCCATTGGTTGCATGCGCAAAAGCGGTAAATATGCCCGTTAGCGCCGGTGATAAGCCTTCCGCAAACGCAACCTTTGCTCCCATGACGCGCTGCTCCAGATCGTGCGTCTTGGCGTTCAGCTCTTTCAACTCATCAGCCGACATTTTGTCCATATACATGCCGGCATCCTGAGTTGCTTTCTTGAGAGAGTCAAAGTTTTCAGCGAGTTGGAGAATTGCCGGAGCTGAATCCATGCCGCTTTTTCCAAGCAAGCTGATAAGCAACTGATTGCGCAGGGCCGGGCTTTCAGTGGCAGCAAGAGTCTTGCCTAAAGATTTGAAAGCTATGTCGATACCATCGGTGCGCCCTACAACGTCCTTGGCATTCACGCCGATGGATTTAAACGCCGCATCGAGTTTTTTATTGCCTTCAGCCGCATCGGCCATGTTTTTACCCATGCGACTGGCGCCTTTTACTAACTGCTCAAAATCGGTACCAGTCGTAGCGGCGGCATAGTGCATCACAGAGAGAGTGCCCGCGGCAATTCCAGTTTTTATTTGTGCTTTCTCGATCGCTTCGCCAAACTCCGCGGCAGAGGTAACCGCCCCTTTCATGCCCGAAATAATCTGCTGGATACTGATAGCAATACCGGCGCCCTGAAGGCCATGCTTCAAGGACTCGCCTATACTTCCGAGCGATTCAGAAGTCTCTTTGGCCTTGGCTTGAAGTTCGGCAAAATGATTATCGATTGCATGGAAGAGTTCGCCGGTATCATCCTTACCGGAGACAACAACGATCACACCGCCCTTACTCGACATCTCTACAGCTCCTAACTCTCGATTTTCGCTTTGATTTTGTGCTCAAAGCGGCGACGAACGCGCGTGCGCGCGCCTCTTCATTGGCAAAGTCCTTGCCGGACGAACGGACTTTCTTTCCGAGCAACTGATCCGGAGTAATCGGATCGGCATCCGGAGCTTTATGCGGCAAGAGCAGCCAACTCACCATCCAGGCATTTTCCTCGTGACGCCAGCGCGCCTCGCGTCGGCTGCGGGCCTGGTAGCCCTCCATGATGAGCACCAGCTCGCTGTAGAGCAGACGGTAAAACTCCGAGGGCGCAAGGCCAAGCTCACCGCAGACAACGCGAAAGGTGTCTTCCCACGTGTAGGCTTTCGCCTTGCGCCCCCGGCCTACACGCTTGCGGCGGGGGCGGCCACGTCCCCCGCTGCGCCACCCCCGCGACCAGGACCCGTCGCTGGGGACCCCGTAGTGTCATCCCCGTAATACTGCCGAAGCGCTTCAGTGATGGCCTCGACAGCCAGAATCACCCATTTGCGGCGCGTGAGCAGGCCGCCAACCTCTTCGACGGTCAATGACTCGCCGTGCGCCTTGGCGTCGTCTTGCAGAGCCGCCCAGAGGTACAGGCGCAGATTCTCCAGATTCACGTCGAGAGTGCGCTCGACCTTGCCCGTCTCCGGATTTGTCCGTTCGCCAATCGTCGTCCAAAGCGAACTGTTGTCTCCGCCGGCGTTGCGAATAAGAATTTCAGTATTGAGGTTAAAGACAACCTGGCGGCGGCGGTCAAACTCGACCAAAACTGGTTTCTTGAAAATCAAAACACTCATGTTTTTCTCCTTGAAAAAAGTGGGCCAGCCTCACCCCTGAGACCAGCCCATCCCTAAACGCACAGCGCGAGACTTATCTGTGCGACCCATGAAAACCACCCCAACGACATAGACCCGTCGTTGGGGACCCCGGAAAGCTACCCCAGCGATATAGACCCATCGCCGGGGACATCGAACTTACTGAGCGGCAACGGTGAAGCCTGTGTTGGCGGCGTTCTTGAGAGAGATTGTCGCGCTCTGCAAGTCCTTCATCTTGCCGCTCCACTTGAAGCTCTGAATCACCACTTGGCCCACGTACTTATCCACGCCAGATCCCGCTCCATACGACGGGAACAGATAGATCGAAAGCGCGGTACGGTTCAAGAGCGCATTCAGAAAGCCTTCCTGCCCGGCATCCCCGGCAATGTAATCGACAGTCGCGGTACCGCTGAAATCGAGCAAGCCGGACATGCGTCCTTTCCACGCACCGCCGTGATCGGTGGAGTCCAACTCATCCGCCGTGAACTCGCCGTCAATATCTTTGAGGCCGGCGAGGATCTGCATGGCGCCGCCAGCGGCGGGGACATAACCGACCTGGGCTTTGTACCCCTGGAGCTTGCAGGGCGTAATGGAGACGCCGGTCACGGTGACTGTGGCGGAGCCGGTGCCGGAGGTGTAAACCGCATCACTGGCAACATCGGGCGTGTAGACCGCCGTGAGGGTATTGCTGCCGACGGCGAGAGACGATCCGGGCACAGCAATGACGGCGGAGCCAGCAGCCAGCACCGCGGCGGAAGACGCATAGCCGCCGCTGGTCAGCTCGACCGTGCCGGTGGGCGTGGCTCCCGTTCCGGTGACGGCGATAGTCACATTCGTGGCCTGCAACGCGCTGATGGCGGTCAGGGAAGGTGTAACGGTTACGGTAGGTGCAAGCAAAGCCATTTGTGTTTCCTCCCGGCCTATGCGGCCAGATACGTTTTGTTGTGAGCGTTAGCTCAGGTATGTCTTATTGATGGACGGATCGTTCCTATCTACTTCCACTTCAACGCGAACCGTGATATCCACGCAAATCTGGTCAGATGCGGACTTATCCATGTAACCGATTTTGATGTTATCGATATACACATCACTGACAAGCTGGCCGAGTGTGGGATCGAGACGGATTTGCTTCCACGCCCACAGCACAAGCGGATCGGCGACCAGGTCAACTTCATTGGTAGCATCCACATAAATGCGCAGGGTGAGAGGTTGATCGATCTTCACCGAATCGTTGGCGCAGTCGTCGTATTTGCAATCGATGTCAGTCGCGAAGAGATTGAAAGCCGTCTCCGACGCCTCGACAGCCTCAAAGCGGGTGCGGTAGGCCGTGGCGGGCGAGCCCTCCGCATTCAGCGCCGCCAGGATCGCCGTGGCAGCCCGTGTCCAGATCGTCTGTGCCATCAGAACGCCGCCTCATAGACTTCTGGAGGCGGCGTGGACTGTCCAGCGGCGTGGCTGTCCAGCAGCACAACTTCCTCCACAACAATGTTGGTGCGGTAGCGCTTGGTTTGGGTGTCGTCTTCCCAACTGGAAGTGCGTAGGTGCCCGCAGATGTATACCTTGGAGCCTTTGTGCAGGTAGTCACGCGCAATCTCCGCCAGGCGTCCGTAGAACACGAGGGAGTGCCACTCGGTATGATCCTCCCACTTATCGCCGATTTTCTTGCGTTCGTTGGTCGCCAGCGACGCTGTTGTCAGCAGTGTTTTGCTTTTCAATTCCCTGCTCTCCGGCGGCTGGCCGATATGTCCCAGCAGGGTTACGGAATTCACACTTTTGCTCATAGCATTCCTCACGATCAGGAGTCAGCATTCGGTTGGTGTAGCTGGTTATCATGCAGTGACCGGTCCTTTTAACTCAATGTCGAGCACGGATGGATCGTGGCGTTTCGGGAACCCTTTGACGATGTAGATTCCAGGCTCAAATTCCGGCGGCAGATTCGGGCTATCGAGAACCTCGATTTGGTCTTTGGGGCTTGGCGCCGCACTGATCGCAGCGCTCGGAATATGCAAAACGTATTGCTCGATTCCGACCGCTCCCGGGCCACCGCCATGCTCGTAGACATCGGTGTACAGATCGATGATGCCGGTCACCGTCACACCCGCGATGATGACCGGAGCGCCGAAGTCGGCGAACATGGCCGGAAGATCGGAATCGCCAAACATCTATTTGCCTTTCTTGGCGGCGGCCAACTCAGCGCGGAGCCGGGCATTCTCTTCGCGCAGCAGTTCGGCATCAGTGGGAAGTGCGGCGCGTTCCGCGGCTTCTTTTTCTGATTCGATCTCAGCTTCAACAGCTTTGACGTTTTCCGGCGTGGCCTCAGCCACGCGCTTGTGATTGGCAAGATAGACGTAATCGCGGTGAGACAACACGACCACTTCGCCTTTTTCGTGTGGCTTCTTATCGACCACCATGGCGACGCGCAACACAGTCTGGATAGGATCATTCTTGTTGCTCGATGTAAGCATTTTCTCCCTCGTGAGATGAAAGATTGAGTTGTGAGTTATCCCACCCTAGCCAAAAAAACAAAGACGCGGCGAGGGTGGGGCACCCAGGTACAGGTTTGACTTAGCTGATGGCGATGTACGGGTTGGCGGCGAAGGCGGCGATATGCCGAATGGCGATATCGTTCAACGCGCGCTGAGTAACTACCACCGCGCCGGACGCAGCCTGGGTATATGGATCAACCACAATTTCCCGCGCACCCCAGTCCGCCACAATCAACTGGCTCCAATCGCCGAAGATCGCGGTGTGCAGGATAGAGCCCGTCACACCGGACTTGGTTCCCGTCTTGGTGAGTTGATTGGTAACACCCGCGCGATAGCCCGCAGGACCTTCCGTGTCGATTCCCAGCGGGTCTTTGGGACCGTCGGACCAGATGAATCCCGCGAGTCCCGTAACAGCCTTCAACGTGGCCTTGAGTTGGCTGCGCACTTCCGGCGTGAACATCCAAGCTGAGGTTGCCACATCCGCGTTGGCGGCGGCTGTGATGGACTCGAAAGCCAGGATATCGGCCCAAGTGAGCGGCTTTCCACCGTCGCTGAACGCCGTACCGGAAGGCGAGAGCAGAGTAAGGCCGGTGGTATTCATCAGGCCGAGCGGCTGGGCGTTGGCTCCCGTTCCACTGATAGCCGCCAGATCGAGGGCCAGCAGAATTACCTGATCCTGATCCGCGCGGGCCAGCGCCTCAATATCGGGCGAGGTTTCGGCCAGCAACTCCATATCCCACGCGGTCTGCGCAGAGATACGATGAGGCGTGACGGAAATGAAATCCAGGTTCAGGTCGCTTTCCGTAACAGCCGCGCCCTCGCCAACCCACTGCGCGGTAGCAGCGGACGACTGCCGAGGCAGCCGGATGATGCCCTGCAAGCCACCCATGCGGCGTGCGCCAAGCTGCTCAACGCGCGGACGGTTGCGCAGCAGCTCAATGACTTCCGGATGGGTGTACGTGACCACGGCGGCGGCTTCGGAGGTAAGTCCAAGCTGGCCCGTAGCAGCAGCAACCGTCTGTGTTCCCAAGGCGCGGGAAGACAGACCATCCGGAATCAGCGGCCCTTGCGTGCTGATCTTGAGACGCTTTTTCAGTTCGTCACTGAATTCGCGCTCCAGCCTCGCATCGCACGAGTTGGTGGGGAACGTTCCCGATTTCGCCTGATTGACGAGTGAGCGGACCAGGCGGAAGACGCTGAAGCGCTTCTGATCGCTCTTATCCAGTTCAGAAAAGAGATTGCTACCCGCAGTGCCCACCTTGCTGACATCGTTGGCCGCGCAAATCTTGCGCGAGACCGTATCACGAAAACTATTTGAAGAGATGTTTTCGGCAATAGCCTTCTGGGCCTCGTCGATGGTGATGTACTTGCGGAAATCGGGATCGGTCGCAACGGCCATAATGTCATTGCGCCGCGCAAGCTCCAGATCCGCTGCGATTTTCTCAGCCGTGTCGGCCATGTTTCTGTTCTCCTGATTCGGTTCGACAACAATGACGGGTTGTGCTAACCCCTCGGACGTGGAACTGTCCGTGGGGACCCCAGGCGCAGCGGGCGCGGAAACAGCGCTCCGCCGCAAGACGGTTTCGATTTCAACCGGGAAATTTTCAGTGCCAGATTCGGTGCGGCCTACGCCTACGGTGGGATCGGCGGCCACGGTGACAAGCGATGCGTCTAACACCTCCCAATCGGTTACGCGGCATTCAGCGGGCGCATCGGGGTTATCTTCATCCTCAGTACGCACCATCTTGTGAACGCGATAGCCCACGGACGCGGACGTAAGAATCTTGTCGTCGTAGTCCTGGCGCTTTTCCTGCGCAAACGCCGAGCGGCTGAACGGACCCTCAACGAAAAGACGGCCGTCCTTGATTTCATGCTTGTCAACAACGCCGAGCTGTTTGTTGGGGTCGTGATTGAAATTGTTGGGAACCTGGCCGGAATCGAGGCGATCCGTGCGAATGCTCTTCTTGTCGTGCTGCAGAATCTCATTCGCCGGTCCGTCCCAGTAGTTCCGCAGGTACGGGGTTTCACTGGAGACGGCAAAGCGGAACCGTCCCGGATCGGGGCCGGATAGCCGCTCGTTCTCTTTCGGCTTTGCATCAATCACAGCCGCGCGATATTGCAATGGCAACTTACGTTTCGTGCTCATACTTCAGTTGTGCGCCTGAAACAAAAAAGGCCGCTAATTTGGCGGCCTTTCCGTATAAAGTGTGTTTTTTAATTTACGTAGAGTTCAGGCACCGCATCACTGGAACAGCGTCACGCTCGCGCTATCGATGAAGCAAGTGTCGGTGTTCACCGAGTTCTGTACGTAGAAGTTCAGATAGGTGGTTCCTGTCGTGCTGATAGTGGTCTGTAGCGGAGGTCCCCCATACGTTGAATTACTAATTTGGGTCGCTTTTCCAATTTGCGTTGATGCCGATGTTTTTTCAATCACGCCAAGCAATACTCCCGTTCTACTTGCAGCCAACGACCCAGGCGAGGCAATGATCGCAGTTCCGCCCGTGTTCGATGTGCCGAATTTCACAGAGTAGGTGCACGTTCCTGTATTCGCTGTCCCGGTACATGCTGCTGTCGGAACACCCGACGAGGTTGTGCAGGCATCCAGCTCGACCTTTATATCCAAATGACTCGTTGCATTGAGCGTCCCGGCAGGAATAGTAACGGAGCCAACTTGCACCCAAGACGTGCTTCCCGTGTTCGCAAGGGGACCGGCCAGTTTCCAGCCCGACAGCGAGGGTGATGGCGGAAGCGCTGTCCAACTGGCAACTGCAACGCCGCTTGTGAACGTTTTATTTCCAGCGATACTTTCGTTGCCTATGGTATGGACTACTGCTGAGTCAGCAGCCCTGCTGGTATCCGTCGGGTGAACATGATCGGCACGGGCATAGGTAGTGGCCGAACCCGTTGCGGCTGTGCCGTCCATGCTGGGGTTGGTGATTGATGCTGCGGGGATCGCCGCGGTTGTGACGTTCCCGGTCATGCCGTTGACACTCTGGACGGGTGATGGCGGCGTTAAAATCTGGACCCAATTGGTAAGCAGACTGGCGTCGTTTGTGGTGAGGACAAACGTCTCATTCAGATCGGTACGGATGCAAATGTCTCCCTTTGCCGCGTCGGAAAGCGCAAGCATCAACGCCTGACTGCCAACCACCCAAGTCTGATCGATGGCCATAGGCGGGATTTCGGTGGATAGGACAAGGCCGCTGGAGTCTAGCGCCGCGTAGCCGTTCGGCACGCCCTTGTTGGCTGCGACCTCTTTCGTCGCCTCTGCCGCTTCCGCGCGTGTGGTTTCCGCGCCCAGGGCGTTAGAGGCCAGACCTTCAGCACCCTCAGCCCTATTGGTTTCAGTAGAGATAGCAGCTGCGTTCAGTGCCTCTGCACCTTCGGCCCGTGTAGCCTCCGCGCTGGCCGTGCCAGCCGCATCGAAGTCGGTTGTATTAGCAAGCGACGCCGTGCCCAGCGTGGGCTTATTCAGGATTGCCGCGAGGCCGTTTGTGGCGTTCCAGTCTGTCTGCACCTGCGCGAAATTGTATTCAGTGGCCAGGGCTGGAATGTTGGGAATATACGCATCAAAGTTGCATACACCCGCTTGGCACCAGTCGCCTGTGCTTGTAGCCGTGTAATGCGGCTGCACGCACAGGTACCCAGGGCCTAACATGCTTACGCCCTTCAATAACGCTGTCACGTGAAAGCAAATATTCTGAGGGTTAGTCAGATCAGTCGCGGGCACATTGAGCGTGAAAACTCCGTTGGACACATACGCCATGAACGGCTGCGTGGTGGTCTGGCCTCCACCGCTCATCTGCATACTAGCCGGTGTTCCGTTGGCCAGTGTGGGCTGCCAGAAGATGATGCCCGTAAATGGAATGGTGCCGCCAAAATGCGAGGCGGTGACGGTGACGGTCTGCGCGAGGCTGGCCGCGCAGACCGTGAAGAACAAGGTAATAATCAGCAGGGTGCGTTTCACTCTTCATCCTCCGTTAAATTCCATATGGCCGGGTTGGGGTTTGTGGTTGACGATCTAAATGGGTGCAATAAGGCAAATCACCACCGCAAAGACCAGAAACAAAGAAATCGACACGATAGCAAGGGCCTTCATTTTTCATCCTCCGTTAAATTCCATATAGCCGCGTTGGCCGGATGCATTCCGCGTTCAAGCCCGCGGCCTTTTGGCTTTGCTGGCGCATGAGGCGTTTTTGTTTTAGGTTTGGCGGGCTTGACCGCCTGTTGGGCGGGCAGCTTTTCGTCATCCTCTTTTGGCGATTGCTCACCATCTTCCGGCGTTTCATCCGAGTTATTGATTTCACTTGTCCCCTGGCCTCGTATATCCGTTCCAAGCGCTAAATCAAGTGAGTCAGCCAGCTCCTGTTCACGGGCCAACGACGCATACGTGTCTTCCAGATCATGTCCTGTGCTGTTCAGGATGTGCTCGTGTGTGTCGAAACCGTTTTGCACAAGCAGTGTGTTGGCCTGAACATCTTTGAGCGGATCAATCCACGGCCAGCGCCGCGGCTCCCACTTGATCGATTCGCCGGTAAAACGCTTGCGATCTTCAAGCGGCAACTCAACTGCGCGATTCAGCAGCGCAGAGCCAAGCCATGCTTCGTAAATCGGTTCGAGCATGTTATCGATGAGCGAGGTCTGTAACTCCATCCAAAAATCGCGGACTTCCAGCTCACCGATACGCGCAGAGCTGTAATTGACGCCGCTGAGATCATTGAAGAGCGAGTGATAGGGCACGTTGAGCCCGGAAGCGATCAGGCGGCCGGATTGCTTGATGAATGGATCAAATGCGTTGTTTGGGCTGCTGGGCGTGTGGTCCTGCAAGTGCGCACCGGTACCGCTCAAATCCAGAGCGCTCCCAAAGCCTAGATCGATAGCTTTGGAACCATCCGTGTTGATGCCATCGGCCTCAATTTCGTCCGCATCCTCGTCCGCATCTTTGTCTGTCTCGATGGACATCAACATGGAAGCATTGATGCGAGAGCGGGACAGCTCCGCTAAAAAGTAGCCATCCAGCATATTGAGCTGATTCATGCCCGCGGCCATCCACGGGTAACCGCGCGTCTGGCCGGTACGATGGGCAATCAGCCAATGGATGATCTGATCGGCAGGCACGCGCGTGCGCAGCGATGAGCCGAACGAGGCTTCGTACGGGTTGCCCTTGAAAATGTGGTAGGCGAGCGGTTTCTGATACTGATCGACCTCGACGCCCATGCGTACCTGCGTTCCGTCCGCGCGGCCCATCAGGTTGTATGTGTCGTCCACCTGATCGGCGTCAATGAGCTGGATCTGAAAGCCGAAGGGATTGACGGATTTGGGCACATACACTTTGCGGATAAATTGCTCCCCATCGCGCCCGGTATTCTCCACGATGAGCCGCTCTACCTCACGCAACGAGTAGCGACCACAGACGGTGCATGAGCCCTTTTTCCCCCACTCATGCCACGCACGGCGTAACTCGGCGTTGGCCGCCTCATCCAGCGGGATTCCGTTTTTCGTTTTGCGCTGGCGGACTTGCGGAACCTTGAAGGTTAGCCGCACGCCGTTCTGTCCTGCAACGTTCGAGCGCACCATGCTTAGGAACTTACCGGCAATCGGGCTATTGATGGCCTGATTCCGCGCGCGGGCGCGAAGACGGCGCAGGTCAACCAGCAAATCCTGATCGGCGGAACGCGACGCCGTGGGCCAATCCATGGTGAGGCGGCCCATTTTGGCTGCATTGAAACCCTGCAAGCCGCTGGAGCCGCCGAGTTGAGCCAAGGTGGAATCAGAGGTAAGCGTGCGCCTGGCCGCCGCAATGCCGTTGGATACGGCGCGGAAGGCGCGGGAGAGATAACTCGTATGATGAACAGTTGCCATGGCGCCTCCTAGCACGTGGGTCTAAAGCGGAATCCAATTACGCGGCGACCGGCGTACTCGCCCTGTGCGCGCAACTCGGCCCGGTATTTGCTTTTGTAGTGAACGCGCAGTTTTTCCAACTCTGCCGGAGGAATTTTTTTGAGTTGGCGGCCATTGATCATGTATTCCTGTACGTCCGGCCTTGTGTCTCCGTTGATACAGTCCTCGATCATGTCCAGGCGCTTTTTGACGAAGCTGCGCGTGTCCACGGGACCGGTGGCCGTGGCCAGATTGGCCTCGACCAGCACGTCCTGTAGAGGCATGGTGACCTGCTCCCCGGCTGCCGTGGTGTCCGCGATGCCAATAAGGATTGCCACAAGCTGATAGGTGTCAGGCTGGCAGGTCGCAGTCAACGTGCTCGGGGCTTGGATATCAAAAGTCTGGCCGTCTGTGTCAGACGTGATGGGCGGGTTAGTTGCCAGCGTGCCGTCCAGCACAAAGCGGCTGGCGGAGCTATTGAACACGTACTTGAGCTGGTACAGGTTGCTGGGATAGTCCGGGAACGCACGCTCCCAGTTCCATGTGTCGCCCTGCCGAAGCTGGGTTGGTTCAATCGGCACGTCTGGCGCGTCGAATTGCGGAATTGGCGTGGATCGATTTTTCAGGTTGCCCATAGTTGAGTTATGGGCGTAAAAGCCAATTTAACGCGAATTTAGATAGTATTTACAGTATTTACGGAAAACAAGGCCGTGTTCGGCAGCCTATGCGTTGGCAAGCATGATTTGCGGTTCGCGAGGATTGTCCTCAAAACATACACCGCAGATCAGCACGGCGTCAGGTTTGGCCCAGGCATTCTGCGCGCACTCCGGGCAGGTGTATTTTGTTTTGCTCTCAGTTTTAGCCTTGGCTTCCGCCGCCAGCGGCGCGGGCGACTCCCACTTGAGTTTGAGCCCCTGTTTTGCGAGTTTGACATAGACGCGGGCGTACCGTCCATTTTTCATCACAAAGTGCGTCATAGATTGGCCTGTCTCTTTTCCGCCAGGCTGCCCGGTGGTAGTGGGCTGCAAGCCAATCTCTTTCATCTTCGCCGCCCACTCGCGATCATGGTAACCGCTGCGCGGCGTATGGCCAGAGACGCGCTGCCACAGGTGAGCCATCTCATGCGCCAGCGTGGAAAGGATGCGCTCGTCTGTTTCATCGCAGAAACAATCCGGGTTGAGCGCGATTTCATGGACCGTAGTTTTGTTGCCACGCCCGTGAAAGCGCTCCGGCGCGAAGTAGCCGCGCGCCTTGGCATGGCGCTGCAAAGTGACCAGCACTTGCGGAAGGCCGCCCGCGAAAAGCTGATCGTTGAAGAAATCAAAAGCCGCCTGAAAGTCCAGGTACTGCTGAGATGTGATTTTCTCTTTCATGCCTTTTCCGCTTTCTTGTTTGTATCGTACGAAACAAATACATAAAAGTCAAGAATATATTTCTCAGCCCAAGCGGTTGAGACTGCGAAGTTGAGCAGCAATGCTGGGGCGTTTGCGTTTTGGACGCGCGGGCTTGGGCTTTGTTGGAGCGGATAACGCATCCTTGACGGTCGCATCAACGGCCTGGACCATTTTGTTAGCGTCAACAAGATGGTCAACCGGCGCGGAGCCGATCATTTCGTCTTCCGACTTAGGCATGGGCTGGCCGGCGGCCTCGCGTTCATGGCGGAGTTTTTCTGTCATGCGGAAAAGGCTACGCGCCAACTTGCGGAAGTTCGGGCGGCGCACACTCACGGCGGCGCGGGCATAGACGGCGCAATCCAGCGCCTCATTGCGCTCGGATGTTTTAACCCAGTGCATTGTGGTTTGGAAATTTTCGGTGTTTTTTACGAGTTTTTCCGCCGTCACCTGGCGGAAGAATTCTGGCTCCAATCCATCACTGAAGTGGCAATAGCCTGAACCAATTTTATCCACGCGAAACGAAGTGAAAATATCTTCCTTGGCGGTGTCAACGCCGACGATGTAAAGCAGCGTTTTGTACGGGCCGACGCGACTGCCGGAACTGAGTAGCGGACGGCCGATGCCAGCGCGGCCCACAATGGCGTGCCAGCGCCGCGCCTCATGCTTGCGCGTGAATTCGTACACCCGCTCGGTGTGATGGCCGCCAGAATCGATCAACACGGCGGCAATGCGCATGGTCACACCGAGCGCATGTTCCCACTCTTCCAACAGATATTCGCGAAGAGCGGCCCACGGGCTGGCCGCGTCCGCATCCGGCAAAGATGGATCGCCCTTGAAGACTTTGTGCTCGATGGCCCAGCGCTCATCATCAAGGCCCCAGCCATAGAGGCTGCACTCCAGGCGATCATCCTGCGTATCGACACCGGCGGTGAGCCAAAGGACGCCGGAGGGCAATATCTCACGCTTGAAGCGCGGGCGCTTTTCCAATTCCGTTGTGTTCGCACCGGTGCCGCGTATTTCCCATGTTTCCGCGAGGTTTGTATTAACAAAAACCTTCATGCGTTCGAGAGAGGTCTGCGCCTCCAGCCATTCACGGATAAGATCCAGCCAATCAACGACGCCATAAAGCGCGTTGAGCTGGAAGCCAGCCGTCTTGCCGTCATGGCTCTTGGCTGTGGCGCGCCACTCGCCGCGGCGGATCATCTCATGCTTGGAACGCTCTTCGATGATGCAGCCGTTGATACAGACGTAGTGATACCACAGCACGCGCGGACGGGAGTTCTCGACCGGCTCCGTTTTGAAAATGAGGTGCTTCCATTCGAGCTGCTGCATCTCTCCGCAGTGCGGGCATGGAACGTAATAGCGCCGCTTGTCGCTGGAATTATATGCAGCCTCAATGCGGGAGAGGTATTTGATGTGCGGCGTGGAAATCAGAACGATTTTGCGGTTCCAGAATTTCGTTGCGCGCTTTTTGGCCAGGTCAACCGGATCGCCTTCCGTGCCGGCCGATGCCTCATAACCATCCACCTCATCCATGAGGATGACGCGCGCGGGGAGCCCGCGCAGGCCAACTGGGGCATTGGCGCCGACAAGGACCAGAATGCCGCCGGGAAATTCCTTGTTGAGCAGGGTATTGCCGGAGTCCCGCGAGCGCGGCGAGGGAAAGAGATTACGCAAAACGGGCGTGTCTCGAATCATCTTGGCGACGCGGTTTTTCGAGAACTTTTCCGCCTCGGCAAGGCTGGGCTGTACGCACAGGATCGGCGACGGCTCCCAATGGCTGTAATAGCCAATGGTATTGAGCACGGCGGCTTGCGTTTTGCCGGACTGCGCGGCCAGCATGAGGACAATCGTCTCAATATTCTGATCGGTGATGGCGTCCATCATGCCGCGCTGATACTCCAGCGTGGAGGTGTGGAACTTGCCGGGAGACGCCGATGATTCCTTGGGGATGTAGGCGTAGCGGTCAGCCCACTCGGAAAGCGAAAGCGGGTCGGGCGGCAGGAACATCTTGTGCGACGCCTTAAAGGTGCGGTCGAGCGCGGCCAGGCCTTCGGAGCTGGTTTGATAGGGGGGGCGGGCGATCATAGAGCATCCGCCATAGCAATGCGCTCACCGATCCACCGCATAACTGGCACAGCCATGCTATTGCCGAGAGCCTTATAGCGCGGACCATCGGCAGTTTTAGGAGAGATAAGCGTGTAATCGTCCGGGAAGCCCTGAAGGCGTTCGCACTCGCGGGGTGTCAGGCGGCGCACAGCGGAGGCCACAGGCACAAGTGGCGTACCGCGTCCAGTACCATCCTCGCTGGCATCAAAACCATCCGCGCGGAGCGCGTGAGTGACCAGCAATGACTCCCGGCTCTTGTTGTCCGCATAGGGGTTCTGAGTCAGAGGCGCGGTGACTAACGTTTCGCTCTCGAAATCCATCCTTCCCGAACCGCCATGCGCGTTGCAAGCAGTCGCTATATCAATTGCCCCGGCGGTATTGTTTCCACCGAAGGCAATCAATTGGTTGGAATAAGCGTCCTGACCGTTGTATCCGCCGGGATGCGCACCCGGTGACAACGTGCCAGCAATCAAGCCGCCGTCGCAATCAAAGTCGGTGCCGAGCCCGCCACCGCCTTTAATGCGCGCGCTAATTGTGGGGGCAACGTCTTTCCCCGTTTCTCTGCGCGGCGGAGTATCCCCCGACAGGCTTTGGCGCTCAAAAAGTACCGCCGCGGCACGGCGCCAGTCTCCAAGATATCCGACAACGAAGACGCGACGGCGGCGCTGGGGAACTCCAAGGTATTGAGCGTCAAGAACTCGGTAGGCGAACCCATACCCGAGTTGCCCCAGCATTCCGAGAAGGGTTCCAAACACGGCTCCGCCGTCAATTGACAGGACGCCGGGGACGTTCTCCCACACCAGCCAGCGGGGCCGCAGGCGGCCAGCAAGTTTAGCGAATTCGACGGTGAGTTGACCACGCTTGCCGTCCAATCCCGCTCGGAGTCCGGCGACACTGAAGTCCTGGCAGGGAGTTCCGCCAACAAGAACATCGACTGATTCGTGTTCGTTTTTTTCGATCTTCGTAAAATCGCCAACGTTGGGAACCTCTGGGTAGCGATGTGCCAGCACAAGGCTGGGAAACTTTTCAATTTCGGCAAAGAGCACGGGCCGCCAAGCCACCGTTGCCGCCTCTATTCCGGAACAGACCGAGACATATCTCATTCCTCTTCCGCCTCTGGCTGGGCGGTGTGGGCCTCACGCACAGCGTCGATGCTGGCAAGGTTGCTCAGAAGCGACCGGCAGCTCCGGTCAATCAGGTTGTAAATCTGCTGGCGATCATCCATGCCGATGAGTTGGGGAGCCAACCCGGCCGGCAGCGACAGAATTTGAGTCTGGATAGACCGGTTAGCAGCGGCGAGGACTCTCTCCAAGTCTGAAATGGAAACCACCTGGGCCTGTTCATGGGCCAATTGCAGCTCTTTCAGGTCAGCTTCAGCCTTGGTTTTCCGCAAAAATGCCTGATCGAAGGTCTCGGGCGGCTCTTCGGAACTGTCCGGGCTGTTTTCGGGGTGCCGATTTCCGCCATTTCCGCCCTTTTGGGCACTCCGATAGCCCACATACCACTCCAACGTGGTGGGCCAATCCAAGACAAAACCGCGCGGATCGCTCTTGGCTGGCAACCCCTTGTCTTTGATTAGGTTGCGAACCTGCCTATCGGTCAAGCCAAGTAACTCCGCAACGTCCGAAACAGGCAATGCGGAGTAGCTTTTCGGGTTTTCTGTTTTGGACATAGGCGTGGAAACGGAAATGAGTTAAAAAAAGGCTGGCTCTAGCGCGCATCCGGGCTAGCGCGTCACCCTCAACGCTCTCAGCGCCGGGAAGGACCCGCGAGCGGCAGAGCGGCTAACACTTCGCACTGATCGCTTATAACTACTTTAATGTCATCGAGATGTGACTTGTTAAACCTCCAATAGAGTGGCGACTGGCCCTTTCGGGAGCATGGTCGATGGGATTGGCTCACGCCTCACAGCCCGCTTACTACGGATTGGCTACTCCGGCCTGTCAAGAGCCGTGCCGATTGTGCCAAGCTATGCCCGACCCGCAGTCGCCCTCTAGCTCTGTTGTGCTCTCATACGTCGCAACTGCGCTAATTCGGCGGCCGATAGCCGTACCGGATTGATTTCGAGCGCATACCATACCGCTTCAATCCAACTCGTGAACGCACATTTGAATCCGTATCCCTCATTCCACCAACAAACCCAAGGGTGTGAATGGTCTCCGATTCGTGCAATGCGTGGTTTCTTCATCACTTACCTTTCAGTTCATCCAGCCAATCGGCCCAGGCTTGCAGCATCTCGGCTCTTTGCCTGGCATATTGGGCGCGGTTGTACACGCCACGCACGCCCTTGAGCTTGTGATTGAGCGCCTTCTCAATCACATCGGTGTTGTACTCTTGCTCACTCAGGTTGGTCGCTGCTGTGCGTCGTAAGTCATGCACTGTAAAGTGTTCTATCTTCACAGGGATACGGCTCAAGGCACGGTTGAGTGTGCTGGCTGCAATGGGTGTGTGATCGGCGGCGCGCATGGGAAACACAACGCTTGCACGCGGATGCCGTTGGCGCTGTGCTCTCAGCAACTCAAGCACTTGCCGTGGCAATGGCACGACAAGCGGCGTGTCTGTCTTGCTGTGCGCTTCCGGCAAAGCCCATTCCGCCTTGTCCAAATCGAACTCATCCCAGCGCGCGCGCCGTGCCTCGCCTTTGCGGGTCAACGTCAACAGAATGAACCACAAAGCTGCTTTCAGATCGGGGCGAATTCGAGCCATTTCAAGGGCTTTGAGAAACGCTGTGAGTTCGCCTGGCTTCAATGCCCGGTTGCGTTCGCTCATCTCCGCCACAAACTTGGCTGGGATCGCGCTCAACGGATTCTTATCCGCAACGCCGCGCACAAGCGCGTAATCCCATAACCTTTTCAGCAAGTTACGAATAGCCAACGCGCTTTGCGGCTTGCCGTCTTCCACGCGCTTGAAGATCAGCTCCCGCACATCGTCCGTGTGGATCGATCCGATAGCCCGATTGCCGATCACCGGATACACGTCTCGCTCCAAATACCGGCGCATGGGCGCAACATCCCGCCGGCGGCGCTGTACGTGCCCGGTCAAATACTTCTCGCCAAACGCTTTAACGGTTTCGCCTCGCTCTTCCGCAAGTTTCTCTTTGCGGCGCTGTTCGGCTGGAGACGTTCCGCTAGAGATGGCCGACAAAAGCACGTCGCGCCTTTGTCGCGCATCCGCAAGGCTTAGGACAGGGAAACGGCCCAGGTTGATCTTCCCAGGCCGTCCACGGAGTCTGTAGCGCAAGCGCCAGCTCTTCAAGCCACTTGGCTGCACCTCCAAACCGAGGCCGCCGCCGTCAGTGACCGTATACCGAGCCTGTTTTGGCTCAAGTGCGCGAATCTTGGCCACCGACAACCCTGTTTTTCTCCCCATGTACCCAATTGCGCACCCAAACCCGAAAACCGCGCAACAAAGCCATTGTTTTCTAGGGCTGTCCATTTCTAGGTAGAGAAAATAGCCGAATCACGGCAACTCTGCCGTCTTGAAGGCAAAGAAAAGGCCCAGCCGGAGCCGGGCCTGTGTGGCATTGCTTAGTTGTCAGCGGATTAAACCGTTACGCCTGAGCAACCGCTCATCCTCTTTATCTTTCTCTGGATCAATCAGCGGAGCGGCATCATAGACCCGAATCGCAAACACCTTCACTGGAGCAGGCCCAAAGTGCTCATGCTGGATGGTCTGGATTTCATACCCTCGCCAAGCTGAAACGATCACGGTGTCAGGACTGTGCGGTTTGTACGCGTCCCAAAAGACCACGCGGTCATAAGTCCGGCCCACGAGGCGTTTTTGCCAATACGGCTTCACGAGCCGGTATTCAAACCGCTTTCTTCCCTCTTTAATTTCTCGGAAATAGCAAGACTTCAAATGCAACACGAGATTACGCATCACTCACCGCCGAAGCATCCCGTTTCCGGGTAGGTTCCCGGCCGCAGATAGATATGAACTATGGCCGCGCCGATGCCGTAGGTTTCGAGCGTGGCATCTGCAACAGAGATGCCACGCGTTCCGCCCAACACTGGTCGTTGAAGATCATGGAACGTGGCGAGGTATTGGCTCACGCCAGAGCGCACACCTAGTCGCCAATCGTCCGGAGTGATCCTCCACTCGATAGGCGCACAGTTGAGAAAGTCAAGACTTTGCGCCTCAACGCGTGGGCCAAACCTCTCACTTAAATGGAGAGCAAGCGGCTGGCCAAATTCACATTGAAAAGTCAGAATCATGCTCAATCCTCTGTGGTGGCAAACAGGCAGGGGAACGCCTGGCCGGCAAGAATCATCCGGTCGAGCTGTTCACGGAAAGTCCGCTTGACCACTTCCCCGTTTACGTCATCGTCATCGTGATAGATGAGCTGCTGAATGCGGCCTTCACTTAACCCAACTATTCCGTCATCAAAGATGTACTCTTCTCTGAGCAGTTCGGACTTGTCGGCGCAATCCAATTGTTTGCACATTTCAGCGATGACAGCCGTTTCCGACTCACCCGCCCACCACTCATAATCGTTCACCGCAAAGATTCTGATTGAGCGGCGCATTTCAATTTCCTTGCTAATTCTGTCCATGGTTCTCCTTTTTCATGCTGCAAAAAGCATCATCTGATCGAGTGCCGGCACAATCCGCGGAGCATCAAACAGCGACTCCGCATCGTCTGTAGGCTCGCTCTCTCTCAGCACTTCAAGGCGCGCCCACGCCTCATCATCATCACAGTCAACAGCCGCGTCGATCATCTCCAACAGGGCCACTCGTTCAACGTCCGGCTTGAGCCCAAGCATCTGGCAGCACTCCGGGAAGCTCACATACTCCCGTGGTGCCGGCGGCGGCACAGACTCGGAGCGTGCAATCCAATCCCGCGCCAGCAGAGCCTCATCCGTGGGCCGATCACCGTCTTTGCTGCGCGCGTCCAGAAACGCAACCTCGATCATCCGGTAGTAAAACCAAAGCACCGGGGTGTAGTTCCATTGCCGCCTGGACGCCTGCCACTTGCTTACGTCTAACTTGGATTGCTGCTCCATTGCTTACCTCGCTCCGTATGGAGATTTCAGCCACTCTTTGAAGGGTTTTCCGCAGTCGGCATCCAGGAACCGTTGGTATCTTTGCTGGCTTCGCGTCAACTTGGGTGGTTGTGGACTTTCGGCGGTCATTGCCTTCTTTCCAGCGTCAGTAACACAGAAGCATGGATCGCCGCCTGTGAGTTCACTGGCAGGATGCTCGATCATGAAACCAAGCGCAACCAACTCACGGCAGGAGGTGGCGATATCTCCCCCGGCAACAAAGTAATTGCGATATTGCTCGCCTCTGCCGTACCGATCTACTCCAAGTGCATGTTGCAAAATCTCCAACAGTCTTTCTTTCATCTCACCCTCGGTTTCGTGCCCTTGTAACTGGGAAACCTGTCCAGAATTTCCTGCTCTGTTTCGCCCATGAATTGAACCCGTTCAGCAACCCACTGCCAAAACTCATCAATCTCCGCTGCCCGACGCCGAGCTTGGCTTTCTCTTTCGAGCGCCAGGCACCGCGCATCCTTGCCTGCCTCAATCTCCGCTGCCACCTCATCAGGCCGTGGAAAGAATCCCTGCCCGGGCTTGATGCGCAGAGCTGCCAGCGCTTCGCGGAACCGCGGGAGAGAGTATTTCAGGGCCACTTGCTCGAAGTCCTGCAGATACCCCTCCATCGATTCCGTCATGTCTTGATTCGGGTATCGTTTGGCTGTCTGCTTTACGAGCAGAGCCATCTCCATCCAGTCCGCGTCGCTCAATCGCCTGGGCGAGCGCGGCGAGGTTGCCGTCAACGCGTTGTTTAGCTGGACTAGGCTTACATGCTCCATGGACTTCCTCGTTCTGGCGTCCTGCGTTTTCCTTGAGCGGATAAACGTCGCGCCAACTGTTCGTGATGCTCCGGTTGAGAACATCTTCGGCGTGCTGCCCCATCGCTTCCAGCCGGACAAGTTCAGCCACGATGTTCTTGCGGGCGCGGTCTGTGAGCGGAGCCCTTATCTTCCGGCGCATTTCCTCAAAGTCCGACCAAACGTCCTTGGAGATCCACTCCGGCAAAACAAACTGCGAAGGCTTGTCCTTCGCGGCGGTTTTTGGCTCTGGCTCTGGCTCTGGCTCTGGCTCTGGCTCTGGCTTCGTCATTTTGGCTGCGAGTTCAGGCAGACAGTCTGCAACTTTAAGCAGATAGTCTGCATTTCCTTGCAGAGTGTCTGCATTAAGTCTGCATTTCGTCTGCATTTTCGAGGGTCGTCCAGCTTTCCGTGTTTCGATCTTTTCTTCCGCCAGCCATGCTTTGAAACGTTCCCTTTCACTCTGATTGAGCCGACGGGATTCCGGTACAGCGCCGTTGGCAAACAGCAAACAATGCCGCGCCAGATCGGTGTGAACCATCGAATCTGCATACTCGTTCCAGTCATGCACAATCAGCCGATGGTCTGGATCGGTATCCAACCACCTCGCTTCGACAAGCGCTGCAATCAGCGCACCTGGCTCGCCGTCCCACTCCACCCAAGCCTCAATGGCTTGGTTCGAATATTTTCCGATGTTGCCTTGTGGCGTGAAGCGGCCGCAGAAATGCCAGATAGCCTCCAAACAACCCAGGGCTACGTATTTCGGGCGGTTCAGCCTAGCCTTCAGGTCTGCGAACTTTGGATGATCTGGTACTGCCCTGAGAGCCATCAACCACACCTTTCAGAGAGCTGCATCATGCGTTCTATCCGCGCCGCAGTCTCGTCTTTTTTTGAATTGGAAGAAAACCGCTTGGACATCTTCCAAAGCGTCTTTCTCCTGTGCTCCTCATCCATCAGATCGAGATTCTTCACGCCAACCATCTCCACAACCGTGTGTGAAACCGCATAGAGCCGTGCGTAACGCTGCACCGGTGTGATTTCACCATGCGAATTCTCTGCGTATCTCAGCTCTTTTTTCTTGTTGACAATCGAGTAACATGAACGCCCCAGCAGCTTCGCCAATGCGTAGTCTGTAACCGTCCCATCCAATCGCCGGAGGCTTGCTACACCCTCCGGCGTCCAACGCTTGCCCATGGCTTAAAACCTCATGGGCATGACCACATAGCCCAACGTCTCGTCTTCGTGCGGTGCGGCCTTGAATAACAGCGGCTTTGTATTGTCTGGCGGAAGAGCGATGCGGACTTCGCCGTCCAGCTTTTTGACCAGGTTGATCAGGAACTCGCCGTTCACGCCGATAGTCAGCGGATTTTCCGGGCATCCCTGGCAATCCACCGTTTCACGTGCCTCCCCGCCCATGGCGCTCGATGCATCGATCGTGATTTGCTTATCGAACGTGAGGCGGATACAGCCTGAGTTCTCATCGCTCAGCAATAGGCAGCGCTCCAGGCTGGCCAGCAGATCGCTGGCATTGGCGGTGACTTCCAGCCGAGGGTCGGACGGCACCACTTTGTCATAAGACGGGAACGCACCGGAGAGTACATGCGCTGAGATAAAAAACCTCGTCTCGTTGATTTTGACGGTGGCTAGGATCGCAGTCTTGTTAAAGGAAAGATCGACTCCGCCGTCTTCGTCCACCAATAAGGGCAGCAGATTTTTAATGAGCGGCGCGGGCAACAGCAGCTTGATTTTCTGCTCGCAGGGAAGGGTGTACTTCATCAAGCAATGGCCGTTGGTTGAAACCATGCGCAGATATTGCCCGTCTCCCTCCAGCAGAATTCCATTGATGACGTACCTCGACTCTTCCGTGCTCATCGAAATCAGCGCAAAGCGGAGAGCCCGCGCAAAACTCCCCTGAGTAAACGAGATGGCTGTAGTTCCAGCCATCTCGAATGCCTCGCCGGTACATGGCCACTGCGCGGCATTCAGTACAGGCAGCACGGCGCGGGCGCGGCCACATTGCAAAGTGGCCCGCCGATCTGTGGCGCTGATCTTCACTTCATCGCCATCGAGCAGCTTTGTCCACTCCATGAAGTGCTCGGCGGGCATTACGATGGGGAGCTTCGGTCCGTGTGGCTCTGAGACCATGATGGCGCGAATAGAGGTATCCAAATCCGTTGCTTCGATAGCCAGGCCGGCAGCTAGCTGCTCCATGCGCACGCATGACAGGATAGGTATCGTCGTTTTGCGCTCAATCGCCATCCCAACCACTTTCAGGGTGTGCTTGAGATTAGCGAGTGTGATCGCCGCTTTTAATGGAGCGGCTTCCGATTTTTCTTTTGCGGAGTTCATCGGTTCCTTTCATGAATTGAGTGTTGAGTGTTGAGCTACTTTGTTTTTTCCGGCTCTGGAAGAATCAACAATCCGGCATTGAGCAGCAACGTGGTGAAGCGGTCCAGTGCAATCGGCAACTTATACGAGATTATGCGTACGCTCATGCCGAGCAGACTGGCCGCCTCGGCATGTGTGTACTCCTGAATAACAACGCGGTTCAGGATGTCTCGATCCAGGGAGTTCAAACGCCGCAGGCACCGCTCCATGTCGTGAACGAAAATCACGGCATCTTCAAAGGTGCGAATCGGCTGGCTTGAAACCCAGCCGCGTCCAATCGGATCGGCCAGTGAAGACGCCACCCGGCTCGTCTGAAGCGAGGTATAGAAATAGCGCCGCAACATCCCGTGCGTTTGTAACCTGTAGAAGTAGAGATCGAGTTCGGGCACGTTCTGCGCATTGCTCATCGCGTGCCTCCAACATTGTTAGGACGGGCATAAGACAATGCGCGCGTAGAAGACCCTGCCTTCCGGCCGCGGCGTTTGCGGCTTTCCGGCGTTGGGAAGTTGCGGAGCATCGATGCGCATCCGGCGCAATAGACGCTGGATGCGTCTTTGGCGCGGTAGTAGAGCGTTCCGCACGCCTCACAAATTTTCAAATCGACATGGATAGACATTTGCTCTCCGAAGAAGTGAAGATATGAACGGGCTACAAGGTCAGAAGATGTTCCAGCTCATCAACCTCACGCTGAGCCTCGGGACTTATCGCCTCTGAACGCACATAAGGCAGCGTGGTGCTTTGCCTTCGTCGCTTGAGGCATTTGCTGATGCGCGCAACAACACAGATAACGCCTATGGGACCAAACGCAAACGCCGCAATGAAAACGATGACGGCAAATACATCAAAGGCGTCGATCACAGGTCGGCCTCATCTGCTGCGCGTTAGGCTTTGCGCGCCACGGTAAGCGCTTCAAAGCGGCGCAAGAACAAGGCCTCAGCATGTTCCGGGATAAGCGGAGTTATCTCATCCGGCAAAGTCTCTCCGCCAAAATCTGCGTTCTCCATGAGATCACGCATTTCTGTGTTTAAGAGGATGCGGTCTGCCTTCTTTACAATCAGCGGCTCGATAATTCCCAGTTCATACCGCTCGGCGATTACGTTCATAAGCCGGCGTTCATATTCCCGGTAGAGTTCTCCCAGTCCGGACGCGTGCTTGATGGGGCTTGGAATATCGCAGAGATAGGCTTCTGAGGCATCATGCATCAAGCCCCAAAGGGCCATTTCGCGAGCGGAAGTAGTGCGCAGATATGAAAACGAGAGGCAATATCCTCTCAATGCCATCTTTTCGGCCAGCTTACTGACCCGCAGGGAATGGTCGGCAACGCTGTAAAAGCGCTTCACATGCCCGGTGAAACGGCAAACCATGGATAGAGCGTGGGCGATGTCTCTTATATCCAGTTCGTCAGGCTCTGGATTAAGCGGCCAAAACTTCCGGCCGGTAAACGTGCGGATAAAAGTGTATTGCGTGCGTTCCAAGCGTCGAGCTTTGATGCTAAAAAGCGTACTCATTCCGCGGCCTCCGGTTCCGGCTTTGGAGCCTTGGTGGAGTTGTGGAATGGAAGCGAGACACGCGCCATCGCTGACTCTGCTGTCGTCTCTTTTTTTTGGGATCGCATCGGCATGATGAGGGCCACGGGGCCATCTGATTCGTCAGTGGACACAAGAAGCGCTTTGCCTTCCTCTGGCTTGTGCGTGTGATCGATGTAGAAATTGAGGGCCGCAGGCATCTTGCCGACGCGCATGGTTTCTGCCAACAAAATCAAGAGGTTGGCATCGAGCGTGAAATCTGGAACGCCCGTGTAGCCGGCGTCTTTTGTGACACAATCAACGTCCGGCAACTTCCGCGTTGATCTGCGAATTGTCGTGATGGTTGATCCGTCTTCCGACCGCAGCAGGCAGGATTTGTAGGCTTTCAGCGTTCCTGGATGTTTGGAGCCCTGGGCGCGCATTTTCTTGACGGCGGCGACGGGAATGTACCCCGAAACTTCTTTGGGCTCTGCCACGCTCGGTACGAGCACAATGATGTGGCCATCGGTGGCGAACAGCCTTCCTTTTTCTGGCCCGTAGCCAAGGCCGTCATTTATGAATGTGAACGGATCTGAGCCGACAGCTTTTTCGATGCGTTGGTTAGGCAGCTTCACGGGCCACCTCCAGCTTTCGTGCACGGTACTGATAGAGTCCGCTGCGAGGGCGAATGCGTTCGTGCTCAACCTGCCAGCCCCGGCGGCGCATATCGCGCAGACGAGCACTGATCGAGGTTTCGGCGTACCGGCTGCCAGGGTAGCGACGCCGGAGTTCGGTGGAGATGTTGGGGAGTGTGCGCCAGTAGCCATCAGCCATGACGGCCTCGACGCTCTGGAGTTGGCTCGTGAGGCGTTTCCCGTCCGGCTCCTGGCTGAATGACTCACCAAAGAACGCGGGTGCGTCAGCCAGGTTGGGGAGCAGATCGCTCTGGAGAGGGTTGTGGCCGAGGGCCGTGCGGGTGTGAGGGGTTCTCATGCCTGCGCCGCCTTTTTCTGCTCACGGCGTGCATTGGCGCGAATCACGTCGTAGAGCTTCCGTGCACCGGCCTTGATCTGTGCGGGTCGCGCTGCCGGGACAACTCTTCCTGGGATGTAGATACCGCGGCCCCAGGCAGACTGTTCAAGGGCGCGCTCTGCGATAAGAATGTTTTGCTTATCGAAGTCATGCCGCGCGTAAAGATTGGACTTTTGGCGAAGTGTTCTCATGCCTGCACCGCCTTTCCGCTCTCCAGATCGCAAAGAGCGGCATTCGGTACGGCGCACAGGCCTTTGATGGACCACTGGCATTCCATGCAGTGGCTCACACTGGCTGGAAATTCCAGAACATTCTCGGGCTTGGATTCCCATAGAGAAGTGGAAGCGGGGAGGTCCGCTTTTTTCCAGCGCCCGATAAACATGGGCTCATCAGGCTTAGAGAGGCTTGAATTTGGAACGTAGTGACGCCAGGAGCCGCAGTCGAGGCAGGTTTGGCGGTCCTGATAGGGCAGCGTAACGCGCTTGTGATGGCAACCGATGAGTACATCGAATGCCCACTGGCCGACTTTTTTCAGTCGCCAGGCAAGTTTTTTGTGATAAGGTGGGGTCCAATTCTGATCCCCGCGATAGGCAGGGGTTCTAACCGGAAAGGCGAGGCAAATCAT